GAGTTATTTATAAAGTTCCCATTTTTAAGTAAATTGTTTTTTCCAAAACCCTCAATATCATCAAACACCTTTTTTGTAGGTGCTAACATTACTTGGTCGCCTACTATAATTGTTCTTGCTGATGTTCCCTCTTGTTGTCTTGTAATTGTTAATGTATCTGTACTTCTTGCTGTAACTCTACATATTTCTGCATTTGAAGATAAAGGGCTTGCTCCTGTTATCCAAACTACAATATTAAATGCTCCGTCTGTGCTAGGTTGTGGGAATAATGCACCCTCTCCACTATTAAGTACTAGAGAAGTTCCAGTTGTAGCTGGACTAGGGGCTGTTAATACTGTTCCATAGGCAAAATTTTTGATTGCATCCATAGAAACATTATAAACTGTTTTCTTTAGATTGGAAACGAGTTGCTAACCCTATTTCTTTGTGTGTTACTTTATGACAACCCCTACACAATGTTTGTCCATTTGATACTGTATATCTTAACTCCTTATAATCTTTAAAGGGTTTTAAATGATGAGCGATAATTACCTCCTTAGAACACTTAATAAAACATATTTGACAAGTCCACCTATCTCTTTTATAAACTGCCAGTCTCCATTTCTTATACTCCTGTGTTGCTCTTAATTTATGTAACTTATCAGTAACACCACCTTTCCACATTGGGTGGTTACTACCTATTATTAATCTTCCTTTATTTCTATTTGCACACTTAGGAGAGCAGAAATGTTTACTACCCCTGTTAAATACAGAGAGTTTTTGTTTTTTCTCTATTCCACATTCATCACATAAAAATACTATAGAGTTTTTTTCATATCTATGATGTGCTGTGTGTTTATTACTACAAGTTTGGGTACAGAATATATTATTTCTTGTATTTCCAGAAAAACTGGTATGACAATATTTACATTGAAACATACAGTATATTATACTACAGTGTGTGTGATTTATGTCTAACTAAAAGCTATACGATGTGTTATCTGTAATGAGTCTCCTGAACTTACAGTAACTGCGGAGAATACTTGTCGTGCCAATAAATTACCACCTGAAGTATTATTATCTAGCAATCCTTCCTCTGTTACTGAAAAAGAACCTGTAAAGGAGAACGTTTTAACAAGCTGTGCTGTATCGTTTGTAACTGTAGTAGTTACTCTTGAGGCTGTGCCTGCTCCTCTTTGTCCACCATTAGTTGTGATTTCACTTTCAAGAGTTGTGTTACCTGCTACTGCTGAAGTTGTTCCAATACCGATTGCTACTGCTGTTACAGGTGCTGTAGTTACTCCATTAGTCTGTCCTGCTAATATTCCAAAACCTACTGTTGTTACAAGGTTTTGTGATATAGCTTTTGTTGTCCAATATCCTGTTACGAAAGGGATTTGTAGGTCTATATCAAATAATCTTTTTGCTAGTTTCCAAATGAAATTTTCTTTAAATAATGGCTTTGCGTTACCATTAGAGTCAAATAGTTGTCTGCTTACTGTTCCTTTGCTTTTGATACTATCGCCAAAAAATTTATTTAACATCTTTTATCTCCTTTTCTGATACTGTTTTATACCCATCAATAATCTCTTTTGCTTGTAAATCTACTTCTTTGGAATTGACTTTGTAAAACCATTCACCGTTAGTATAAGACATATCAACGATTTTTGTCTTTTCACCTTCTACTATTACTTCTTGGTTTGGTTCATACTTAGGTTGTGTGTATTTCATCTTTTTGATTATAAACTTTAATGTTTAATACTGCAAGTGGCTATCACTAGGTAATTGTCCTGTTATTGTTTCTTCATCAATATTGTTCATACTAGCTAGTGCATCTTTAAAATCCTTATCAAACCTTAGTTCTCTCTCGGTTAGTGGTAATGGTTTTTCTCTGTTGCCTTTCCAGATAATAGATATCTTTCTTGCCCATAACTCGTGAAACTGTCTTGGTAAACTTGCTGTAGTTGATGTTGGGTCTTCTGATAAATCCGTACTCCCTGATAGGTCGTCTGCATCTATGTCGACTGGATAAGCTATATGCCACATCCTTAACCCGTCAGTTACTGCACTTATAGTACCACTGTATATCCAAATAGCATTTCTAAACTTATCCCAGTACCCACCAGTATTTGTATTTGTAAATCTGTCTGTTATCTCTGCATCGGTTATTGGTCTTGGAATTATTATTGGGTCAAACTTAATCAACTTTACCCAGTTTGTACCATCTAACTTAGCCTCTACCCTTTTAACTTTCATATTATCAACGGGAAATGCGTACTCTCTTTGTGATATATCTGTAGTACTACTTGCTCTTAGATTGGTTGTAACTGGTACTCCGAATAAGTCCTCATCTATCTTGATGATTTCTTTAGCGAAGTCATCTTTGACTACGTTTGCGAATAAGACAATGTCTGCATTGGGTAATGTTGTTGAGTTTGTACTTGTATATTTTCGTATTAACGAGGCAAAGTTTGTTCCTGTCATACTTTAATTATACACGTTTTTGAGAAAAAATACTTTAATTTAATGCGTCTTGGATAGAAATACCCTCTAAAACCTTATTTTGAGTATCAAGTCTGTATTTATTATTTATTGCATCATCGGTCTGTTGGAATGAGTCTCGTATAATATCTGCTACTTGCTCTGGTACATCAATATATTTACCTATAGGTATATTTAATCTGTATCCGTTTAGAGTTACTGAAAATGTACTTCCTGCTTTTTCTTTTGGTGCTGGTGGTATGTATATTCTTACCTTTGGTTGTGCTTTCAACTTTTCTCTCATTATATCAATTCTATTCATTCTATTTGCTCGTGTCTTTTCAACTTCCTCTTCTTTGTTTGTTTCAACTGTAACAAATCTCTTGTTGATTTCTAGTTCTCTTTCATCTAATGCTTTTTCTCTTGCAATAAATTTGTCCTCCATTACCTTTTGATTTTCTTGGAGTTTATTTAACTGTTTGAGAATGGCTTGTAAACTGTTATTGTCTGATATTGGTTTTGGTTCACTCATATACTCATATAATATCAATATGTGTCAAAAGTGTCAACACTAACAAAAAAGCCCCCGAAAGGGCTTTCTTGCGAAAACGAACTATCTTTATATTATATCACTAGCTAGTTGTCGTCAATGACGTTGCTTGTGCGTAATTGGTATCAGTTACACCACCATCAGAATTAAGTTTAGTTATTGCAGTGTTAAGTGCTGACCTTACATTTGTAATATCAGTTAATAGTGCATCTAAAACCACTGCCAATGCCTGTGGGTTACTTGTTACGTTGCTGTTAATTTCTGCCATATATTACTTTCTAGTCTGCTGTTGTAGTTAAAGCTGTAGCCTGTGCAAAGTTTGTTGCAAAATCGGCGTCTGAAACTCCACCATCAGAATTTAACTTAACAGTTAATGTGTTAAGTTTAGTTACTACTGTATTCAATGCTGTTCTTACATTTGTTACATCAGTCAATAATGTTAACAACACTGCATCTAGTTGACTATCTCCTAGTGATGTTCTTCTGTTAATTTCTGCCATATAAATACCTTTCTTATAGGAGGGTAACTTAATACCCTCCCAAATTAATTACTTTTAGTTTACTCCGTGTTCAATTCTTACTGCAAAAGCCTCATTAAGTCTTTTTGCAACGAATGTTGCTTTCCAACCCGATGTTGCTCTCTGGTCTAATGCATCTGCTGTTCCTGCTGAACCTAGTGGCTTGATTATGTTTCTCATAGCCTCTGTGGTTATTCTAGTAATACCGTAGAAGTCTCTACCAATAATCATAGTAGCGTGTACATCTGCTGAAGTATCACCACCTGCTGTGAACACTTTAGCATTTTGAGTCATTATAAATCTGACTTCATCTATTGCTCCCTTTTCGTAAGGCATTATATCGTTCTGATTTGAGTACTTGTTTACTGGTACAAAAGCTGTGTCAGACTTTAAGTTCTTTAAAGTTCTAGGACTGATAATACCAATGTAACAAGGCTCTAATCCTAAAGTTCCATAATTATCGTTAGGGTCAATTCTTCTTGTGATAGGTTTTGCTTTAGCTTCTTGTAGAGTCATTACTGCCTCTCGTACTTCACTTGCGTTAAGTACCATAGCTGTAGAAACTTCTGTTCTCTGTGTAGCTGTGCTTGCATACTGGACTGTAGAACCTGCAACCATAACATCTCTTGTTAATTGGTCAATGGTGTCTCCTGCTTGGTCGCCCAATACTTCTCCTGCCTCTGTTAGAACAGGGTCAAGAGTAGTGAATAAAAGTTTATCAGTTAAGATAACAAAGTCTCCATATTGTAGTGGAGTTGCTGTGATATCGGTAATAGATAAATCGCTTCCTGCTGGTGTAACACCTTCGGTTAATGCAGTGGTCGCCGCACTTAAATTTCCGTATTTTCTAAACTTAATACTTTCCCCAGAATTTCTAGGGATGTCTCTTACCTGTGCCCACATTGTGTGAACAAAGTTAGATACTGCTCTAACCATAAGATTTCTGTCGTAAAAATCACTATTTGCGACTGTAATCACGGATGTGTCTGTCATTGTTTTTTCCTTTAAATTTATACATTTAGCCTCTGAAACACAAAAAAAGCCCTCTTTCCCATTAATGGTACTTGAAGACTTCCTGTTTTCAGGTTAGCTAATTCTTATTATATACTTTAAAGGTGGAGTGTCAAGTATTGTATCTGCCTGACTTAACTTGTTCTGCTATGTTCTCTATTTCTTTGTTTGACATACCTGCGTATGGATTGCTATTTGATTCTTTAGGTAATGTTGTAATTCCTGCACTCTTGCTTTGGTCTGCCTCGCTGTCTGCTTGTTTTATTTTCTCTGCTCCTATCTTCTCTAGGTATGGTGCTATTGCCTCTAAAACTACTGTCTTTACTGGTAGTCCACTTTTAATTAACGACATTCTATTTTCGTGTGTAACCCATTTCTTTATCTTATCTGCATAAGGACTATACTCAGGATTTTCACTTAATATAGCGTTAAGTTTACTCTCTACTTTATCTTTAAAAATTTGTTCTTTAATAGGTGCGTATGCTTTCTCTGTTTGTTTTTGGATATATGTTTTAGCTTTCTCTGAGTCGTATGGGTCAAACTCTTCTTTGTCTTCTGAGTCTTCACTCTTTGTGTCATCGTCCTTTTCTAATACAGGAGGTACAAACTCTTCTTCTATGGGAGTTTCTACTTTAACTTCTTCTGTTGTTTCTTCTATTGGGTCTGCTATTGATGTTATTTCTTCTGGCATATACTGACATAATATTACAATTGGATATCGTTGTCAACTTCTTGTAACTTCTCGTATGGGTCAAACTCTATATCTACACCACCGCTTGCCTCTACAAACGATGCTAATATATCGGGTAGATTCATAAATTGTTCTGTTATGTTTCTTCTGTCTCTTATTCTTTTAAGTTCGTGTATATCGTTAATTTCACCCTCTCTTAACATTTGGTCAAAATATTCTAGTTTCCTTATAAAGTAGTCGTGTATATGCTTCCAACCCAGTGTTTTGGATAGTTCCAACAAATGCTCTCTAACTAGCAATGCCTCTTCTTTATTCTTAAATGTCATCATTGTGTCGTCCATAGTTATAGTTTTGTATTGTTTACTGCGTTAGATGGTGGCGTTACCTTTGCAGGTTGCCCTGCTATTGGTGTTGCACCTTGTCCTTGATTGTTTAGTGCCTCTGCTTGGTTAAGTTGTCCCTGTGCAAATAGTTCAGGCTGACTTCTCTTAATCATCATTGAGTCTATGTGTGCTTGTATGTGTATCATTTTGGCTTTGGTCTCGCTTGCCTTAGAGTGTATCTCTAAATGTACTAGGTCTGCATCATTAACTCCTACTGCTACTATATTGTCTTCATTTAATGTAAGATTTTCTTTCTCTGCTATCAGTTCATCTAGTGTATCAGGATAGATAATTTTAACCTCATCTCGACTTAAACCGTTAAATTTTGCTAACTTCCTCATAAAATATAGCTTGTTTGCGTTTGGGTCGCCCAGTATAAGCTGTGCAAATCCGTTTAGTAAGATTCTATCTCGTACCTGTTTGTTTTCTGATACTGCTTTAGACTCTATTTTAATATCAGGGTCTTGTATCATATTAAGGTTCTCTTTGGTAAGTGCTCTCCACTTTGTACCATACGAGCCTTGTATTCTTATAATCTTCTCATCTATGCCTTTTTTAAAGTGTTTCTTGTATAAGTTATACCACCTTGCCCAAAATTCCCTCTCACTCCAACCAAATACTTTTGCTGATAATGAGTATCTTGTATCTACTTTGCTTGCTATTAGGTTTGTTTCGCCTAGTGGTCTGTCTTTATTTGACTGCATTCCCTGTTGTATATCAGGTGTTGCTGTTGCTTTTTGTGCCGATATATCTAGTGTATTTAAAATAAATGCTACCAAATTCATATTTGGGTTAGATTTATTCATTGGCTGTACTACGTTATTGACTCCTCCGTCGCCCTGTACTGCTACAAATTTGTTAAATGCAAAGTTCTTTAAGTCGCTTTTATTCTTGATTCTTGCCTCATCGTATAAATACATAGGGTACATATCACCTTTAGCTGACTGTATTCCTAGATTTATCATTACTGCTCTTTGTCTTTGTTTATCTTCTACAAGGTCTGGAATAGATGTTCCGTCCCAGTCGTGTGATGTTGGGTACATTGGTCTATCGACTAAATCCCACATCACTTTAGGGTCAAATATACTCCCTATTTCTACATACTTAATAGGTTTCTTTCTGCCATTAGCAAGCCATACAATACATTTCTTGCCCTTGTAGTGTGTTCTCCATTCTAAAACTGGTACATTAGCATTATCTCCTAGTACTTCATCACTCTTGTTTTTTATATCATCTCTGCCTTGTGCATTGTCTCTTGCACTCTGTACATCTTGTAGTAAAGATTTTATTTCTTGTCCTAGTTGTAATCCTTCAATATTAAAATATCCGTTCTTTTCTATAATCTCCCACTTACCTATCTTTAACTCTCTACCACCGAACCTCATTCCACCTTTACCTGTTGTAAGTCCATTAACAGATGTTGCATCAGGGTCTCTTAGAAACGTGAAAGGGTCTACAAGTTCAGGTACTGGACACATTAATGCTTTGTCTCTGTTAAACTCATACATCCTTATGAGTCCTCTTCCTGTGAATAAGCTATCCCAATCCCAGTAGTAGTCTAGTTGGTCTTTCTTCATTGGTGTGTAGTCGTGCTCTGCTGTTGCTGTTAGATTCTCTGCTGTTTCTTCATCGCCTTGTTCCTTGCCTTGAAAGTCAACCATTAAGCTATCATCGTATAGAGAGGCTAGTACAGTCTGCATAACTGTAAATAATAATGGGTCTCCTACTACATCATCGCTTGATTTCTTTTGGTTATTGTAAACTTGGAGTCTAATAAGATTTCTTTGTAATCTATTTTTCTGTTGTGTGTATGCTAATTGGTATTCTGCCTCTACTTGTTTTATAAGGTCATCAAAAAACCCTTTTTCAAATTTATTGGGTATATTAACTAAATTAGGGTCAAAGGTATCCTTTGGTTTCTCTAATTCCTTGTTACCTCTAGTTGTTTCTGCTTTTTTACTTTCTGTTGTATATGGTTGTTTCATTATTTATCTACGTTCTCTAGTGCCTCTACAATGACTTCTGCCTTAGCTTGGTCATCTTCTGTGTACTCTTCAGGCTTGTAATCAGGATTTTTCATCTTAATTAGTTCTATGACTGTAGCCTCTACCATTTCTTTTACCACAAGTGTTGTTTCTGCTACCTGTTTCATTGTTATAACTCCCTCCACATCAGGTTTGATTGTAAAGTATGTTTGATAAAATTGGTTATTCTCTTTATTAAAAAGTATGTACTGATACAATCTCTTGTTCTCTACCAACATTCCAATCTCCTGTATAAGATAATAATATCCTTTAAACTCATTAACCACCATTATAGTTAACTGTTCTACTGGTGCTGGCTTATTTAGTATTTTTTTATCAGATTTTATTTTGCTCTTATTTTGTGGCATAGTTTAAAAACTCTTTATTACTCATTATTTACATCATTTTATTACTTTAGTCTGTACCAAACATCAAGTTTCTTGCCTGTTTTCATTTGGTACTCTACCGCCTCTTGCATTGGATATAGGTCATTAAACCAATCTTCGTACATATATCTAACATTATCAAGAGTGTACTTATCTGCCTTATTATATATTATAGCTCTTTTTAGTGGTGTATCAAACTCTCCGTCCATTATTGACCTTGTATGGTCTATAAAGTCTTGAAATGTGTTACATCTGTACCCATTAATACCATTCTCTACTGTTTCAGGAAATACTCCAAAATTAGTAGTCAATACTGGTGTTGCTGATAAGTTAGCCTCTATTGTAGAGCCTCCAAACGGTTCAAGGTATAATGTTGGGTATATGAATAGCTTAGCCTTAGCCATTAAACTTTTACGTTTCTCTATGTCTGAGTAACCCTCGTTGATGATAACATCTTTATATTTCTTTTTAACTTCTAAATCACCTTGCCCTGCTAGTATAAATTTGTATCCTAGGTACTTAGCAATCTCCATACCTATGTGTATTCCTTTGGCTGGTATAATGCGACCTATGTATAACATATAATTCTCTTTCTCTTGGTTTGGGTCAAACTGTGCAGGGTCAAAGTAATTAGGTATAACCCTATCATAAAATCTGCCATAACCTGTTTTACCTCCGTCTGATTCTTTATTCTCTGAACCATAGGTTAAGTTCTGAATAAACGATGATTCAAAGGCTCTAAATGGTGCAAACGAGTTTCTATACCCAATTCCAGTTTCTACTGTAAGTGGCATTTGTAGTGCATCTGATACTTTCTTATGGTATATCCCCATTGTTAAACATAGGAAGTCTCCCTTTCGTTTTCTCTTACCTACTTCAACAATTAGTGTATCTAAAAACTTCTCATAAAATGCTCTGCGTTTGTCTGTGTCTCTATCAAATCTAAAACCACCTACCTTTTGCCAGTCGTACCCAAGCCCTACATTGTTGCCCTCGTCACCCCATACTGCCCTTATATCTGCTTCTGTGTGTGTCTCAATGTACTCTGTACAAGGTACATCTGCCTCACCTGCCCCATACACATAAACTTCGTGTCCTAGAGACAACATCATCTTGGAGAATTTAATTATCTTCTGTGTAAATGCACAAGAATTGTATTTGTCGTGAACTGGTAAATGTATTAATCCTAAAACGTGAAATCTATATTTCATAAACTCCTACTCCTGCTTTTTTACCACAAACCTCTTCTACTTTAATATCAATACCTAATGTTTCATCTAACATTTGTTTTGTTATGGTTTGTGGATGCCCTATCTGTGCTGGTGTGTCTAACCACTCACAAATTCTTATTACTGGTGCTATCTGCTTTATGTGTTTAAGTATCTTTACTGGGTCTTGTGTGTGTTGTAGGACGTTATATAGCCATACCTCACCATATTTGGTGTGCTCTAGTAACTCTTCACCCATTTTATCCGTAATATTAATGCCAAGAAAATTATATCTCTCTTTAATCCAGTCTGGGGCATACTGTAAAATAGGGTCGCTTACAGTCAAATTCTCCCCTCTATTGAAAGTTTTGAGTAAAAGTGATACATATCCACCCCCAACGTCTAAAATATTCTTTCCTTGTATATCTATCCAAACCCCACTGTTCTTGCGAAATGGCTTTAAACCCATTGCAAAGGCGTATACTACTTGTTTTGTCTCTTCCATATAAGTATTAACACCCTCGCCCCACCAATCACGTTCCCATATATTAACTTCTTTCCAGTCTTGTAGTTTCATTCCATATCCTCCAGTAACTTTTCTGACCTTTCAAGTATCTCATCTTCATCATTCCTACCGTTATATACTTTCTGTGCCTTGTTTACCATTTCATTTGCAATATGGTCTACGATTGCTCTTATGTGTACATTACTTAATTCTCCTGCAACCTCTATTCCTCCCTCGTATTTTTTACCATCTTTTGTTATTACATAACCAAATTTATTCATCATACATTGCCTCCATTTCCTTTACTGTTATATTAAGTCCTACTTCTTTCATATCTTCTTCATTATCAAGCAACATTATAGATTTACCTATCTCTACTCTAAGTGGTACTCCATTAGTTATTACTGCTGTGATGCGTCCAAATGTGTGTTTACGGAGTTCTAATATAAATGCCATTTCAAATGCTGATACTTGCATTTTAAGTGTCTTAGATGAAAGTTTTTGTCGTTGTTGTTCTGTCAAGACGTTCATATACTCATTATACTATATCAAGTACGCTAGAGTAAGGGTCTGTTGTTAGTGCTCCACCTTGAATACTTTCAGTATATTCTCTTTCTAGTTCAGTAAAGGTTGGATTATCTATCAATGCTCTACCCAAACATTCCATCATATGGTCGTCCTTGTCTTGTGGCTTTTCACTTCTTGACCTTGACTCTGCTGTTTTACCTGTCCATTCATTGTATTGCCAGTGCTCCATTTCCCAAATCGTTCTTAAACAAGTATTAAATATAAATAGCATTGGTCTTTTAATCAATTCCCCTGCTGATTCTCTGTAGTCTAGGTTATCGTGTATGGACTGTATGGCGTGTGTTCTGCTCTTACTTGCTGGCAAATATCTGAGTCCTAATCGGTCTAGGTCTTTGGCTAGTGACCTCTTTGTGTGATTATCTTCTATAAATGCCAATGGGTCTATTCTCCTGTCTACAACTCTATATCGCCCTGCTTTTTCTTTTACCCTTGATGAAAGCTCTCCTGTAGTCATTTCATCGTATAATTCATCTATTACATATCTAGTGCCTTGGCTATCAACTGCGAGCCATAAACAAGCATCAGGGTTGCGTGGATGTACGTCTAGTCTCTCATATACACAAAAGTCTTCTTTAGAAATATGAAATGGTTTTATAACGTGATACTTCCTACTAAATTCTTTAAACACCAATCCAGTCAAATGTTGGAACTTTCCATATACTCTAGCCTGCTTATCCTCTTCAGAATAGTTGGCTACCATTTTCATTATGTCTTCGTGTTTTAGTATTCCTCTTACACCGTGCTCAATACAGTTATCTTCAATTTCTGCCTGTACAAGCCCTGTAGAGCGTCGTAATTCCAAATCTTCTAGTGTATATTCCATTAATATACCTTTGTATCAGGATGTGTAACGTATTCATCATAGAAATACGCACTTCCCGATAAAGGTGTAAATCCTACTATAATTATTCCTCCTCGTCTGAGACGAGATATTGACGCTTTAAATATTGCCTCTGGGCAAGGCTCATCTATAAGTATCCAACCTAGGTTAGCTGACTCAAACTCTTTACTTGATTGCTCGGTACTCATTATGTCAAACTCAAAGCCTGTGTTTGTTGTCCACCTGTACTCGTAACTCTTCTTCTCTTTGCTTGTTGTGTACTTACCTACTGGAAACCATTTTTTAAGTTCAGGTATGATTGCCTCTGTGATTGTAGTCGGGTCTGATATTATTCTACCTTTTTTAATATATGGAAAATCATTGTATAAAGGGAAATCAAACCATTTATTCTTTGGCGTAAACATTATATTAGCTAGTACGTTAGTCATTCCTGCTGTCTTACCAACTCCATTGCCTGCAATTAACAAGTTTACGAAATGTTCACCACTTCCTATTACTTTTATAAAATCCTCTAGCTTTCCGTTTGGTGTGTAGTATCTGTATTTCTCATTCTGTTTTCTATAAGCCAATACTATTTGTGCCTCTCTTTTTGTTATTTCTGACATACTATAGGGTTGTGTGTACTCTGTTTTATACTTTTTCAAGAATTTGTATTTACCCGGTAAACTCTGATACTCATTTCTTTAGTACCACCATTTCTTATTTATCCTTTTATTTACTTTTCTCTTGTACTATCGGTTATTCTTCGTCTAAAATCTCTCCCAATTCGTCATCTGACATAGCCTCATACTCCCTAACTATTGTGTGTTCTTTCTTCTCAGGGGCATATTTGCCCGTTCTTCTGAAGTACATATCAACTCCTCGTGCTTTTGCGTGTAAATCTCCGTTTTGTTTGATTAGAAATAGGTGTTCTTTCTCTACATCATCATCGTTTAAGCCATATATATCATATAAACTATGCACATACTCGAATATGTTAGGTTTTGTAAGGTACTCACTAGCTAATTGATAGGCAGACCTTCTATTCTTACATTTGTAACCTGCTTTAATAACAGCATCAGCCCCAATAGCCCCAAATTGACAATAATACTCACAAAACGCTTTTTCTTTCTCTGTTAGTATATAAGTTTGTCCGTTAGCTTTGAATTTAAATAGCTTTGTTCCTATCTTTATTTTTTTGGCTAACTTCTTATTTGCTTTCTTTATGGGGTTTTTGTTTAATGGTTGTTTAACAGTCTTTTTCATACTGTTAGTATAACATATTATTTATTATATTGAATATTAAACCCAGCAGAGTTTCACCAACTTTTGTTAAAGTTTATCTGCTGGTATGGAGGTAGCTGTCTAAACCTACCCACGTATCAACCGACAATTATTTTTTAATTTCAACTTTAGGTAACTTATTGAACTCTTTCCAATACTTTTCCCTTATTTGAATAGGTAATGGTCTACCAAACATATTTAATTCTGACCAAATTCTTTTTTCTTCTTCCTCTATTAATAACTCTAATTCCTTTAAAAACGCTTGTCTCCTCTTATAGTGATGCTTAATTGTAGCTATGGTTAGTAGTAATGAAACTACCATCATTATTATGTATAGAACAGTCATAATTTGTTTTTATAAATACTCTATGGAAGTGGCAAAAAGCCCTGCCCAATTCTTCTTGCCAGACCTCCATACAGTATTTATGTTCATAACCCTGCCTACGTCGACATAAGCAGGAGATAAACAAAAATTTATTTTTTATAAATAAGTGCAAGTCCGTACTCTTCTTGGGACATTAACCCCTTTTGATAAAAGTTTCTTAAATCTTCTGTGCTAGTTTTTAAGTAGCCTTCTGATATAAATTTTATCATTTTTTATCCCAAATGTACATTAGAAAGAGCATTCCAACAACGATAAAGAGTGTTAGTCCATCTATCATACTTTGGTTTCTAATTTATTACTAACAATATGTTATCATATATCAATATGATATGTCAACACCTTTTTGGAAATTGCTTAATATCTCCTCTAGGTCTGCTACTGTTAGCTTTTCTATTATATTCTTCTCTTTTTTTAGATATTTATATCTATCAGGAAAAGCATTTTTGAACCATTCCCAAGATTCTAGTGGTGATGAATGCCATTTTCTATGACAATAATAACAGTGTACTAACGAGTTTTGTAAATCCCAACGTAAATGGTGGTTTCCTCTACTTACTATATGCGACCACTGGCAATTAGAACCCGATACTTGTTTGCGACACATCTGA